GGACAGACAAAGTCTGGTTTATATTCTCTCTTTATCCCAATGGAATGGAACTACGAGGGATTTATTGACGAACACGGGTATCCAGTCTTTGATAATCCAGATAATGATGTACTCGGGCCAGACGGTGAATTAATAGATTATGGTATTATAGAACACTGGGACAACGAAGCTGCTGGATTAAAAGATGACCACGATGCTTTAAATGAGTTTTATAGACAATTTCCAAGAACTGAAGAGCACGCGTTTAGAGATGAAACTAGAAATAGTATATTTAATTTAGTAAGAATATACGATCAAATAGATTATAACGAGGGTAGAGGAACTTCATCTACAATATCTACAGGTAATTTTCAATGGGTTAATGGAATAAAAGATACACAGGTTATATTTTATCCAGATCCAAAAGGTAGATTTAAAATTAGCTGGGTGCCACCTCAAAATTTACAAAACCGTATTATAATAAAAAACGGTATAAAATATCCTGGTAATGAACACATGGGTGCTTTTGGTTGTGACAGTTATGATATATCAGGAACAGTAGACGGTAGAGGTTCTAATGGGTCTTTACATGGTTTAACAAAGTTTAGTATGGAAGATGCTCCTCCTAATCAATTTTTTTTAGAGTATATAGCTAGACCACAAACCGCTGAAATATTTTTTGAAGATGTTTTAATGGCTTGTATTTTTTATGGTATGCCTATACTAGCAGAAAATAATAAACCTAGGCTTCTTTATTATATAAGACGTAGAGGATATAGAGGTTTTAGCATGAATAGACCTGATAAAATATGGAACAAATTATCAACAACTGAAAAAGAAATAGGTGGTATACCAAACTCTAGTGAAGATATAAAACAAGCACACGCTGCAGCTATTGAAATGTACATACAACAATACGTGGGCGATGTAGGTAATGGAAACTGGGGTAATATGTATTTTAACAGAACATTAAATGATTGGGCAAAGTTTGATATAACAAAACGAACAAAGTTTGATGCATCTATAAGTTCTGGTCTTGCTATCATGGCTTGTAATAGAAATTTATACGCTCCTAACGCTAAAGTAGAAAAACAACCAATAAATTTAAACATAGGTAGATACACAAACAAAGGCAGTATGTCAAAATTAATTAAAAAGTAATATGAAAAGTTATTCAAATTTTCCAAGCCAAGTAGTAAGTGACAGTGAAAAACTGTCTGTTGAATATGGGCTTAAAGTAGCTAGAGCTATTGAGTTAGAATGGTTTGATGACTCTGGTTATAACAATAGATATTTAAACGACATAAATAGTTTTCATAAATTAAGATTATACGCAAGAGGAGAACAAAGTATACAAAAATACAAAGATGAATTATCTATTAATGGTGATTTATCTTATTTAAACTTAGATTGGAAACCAGTACCAATAATACCTAAATTTGTTGATATTGTTGTTAACGGCATGAACGAAAGAGTGTTTAATGTAAACGCTTATTCACAAGATCCGTTTGGTGTTGAAAAAAGAACATCTTACATGGAGTCCATACAAAGAGACATGGATACTAAAGAGTTTAATGACATGGCTGGCAATCTTATGAATATGGATCTTTTTGAAAACAAAAAAGAAGATTTACCAGAAAATCAAGATGAGCTAGCTTTACATATGCAACTTAATTATAAACAAGCTGTAGAAATAGCAGAGGAACAAGCTATAAATACTTTGTTAAAAGGTAATAATTATAATCTTACAAAAAAAAGATTATATTATGATTTAACAGTTTTAGGTATTGCTGCTTGCAAAACATCTTTTAATAAATCCGAGGGTGTTACTATTAATTATGTAGATCCAGCAGATTTAGTTTATTCTAAGACTAATTCACCATATTTTGAAGATTGTTATTATGTTGGTGAAGTAAAAAACATACCTATAAACGAATTAGTTAAACAGTTTCCACATTTAACAGAGGAACAAATAAAAGATATACAGCAAAGCAAATCAAATAGACCTGGTCATAAAGTTCATGGTTACGGCTATAGAGACGAGCGTGATTATAATAAAGTTACTGTTTTATATTTTAATTATAAAACTTACACAAATGAAGTTTACAAAGTAAAAGAAACCGGCACTGGTGGCGAAAGAGCAATACAAAAAGATGATAGCTTTAATCCACCAGAAAATAAAGAAGGAAGCTTTGATAAATTAGATAGAAAAATAGAGTGCTTATTTGAAGGTGCTATGATAATTGGTACTGATATTATTTTAAAGTGGGAAAAAGCAAAGAACATGATGCGTCCTAAATCAGATTTTACTAAAGTAAAAATGAATTATAGTATATGTGCTCCTAGAATGTATAATGGTAAAATAGAAAGCTTAGTTAGTAGAATTACTGGTTTTGCTGATATGATACAATTAACACATTTAAAGTTACAACAAGTAATGTCACGTATGATACCTGATGGTATATATTTAGATGCTGATGGTTTAGCTGAGATAGACTTAGGTAATGGAACAAACTATAATCCACAAGAAGCTTTAAATATGTTTTTCCAAACTGGTAGTATTATAGGTAGAAGTTATACCGCTGATGGTGATCCTAATGCCGGTAAAATACCTATACAAGAAATACAATCAGGTGGCGGTGCTAAAATGCAAAGTTTAATTGGTACTTATAATTATTATTTACAAATGATAAGAGATACCACTGGTTTAAACGAGGCTAGAGATGGTAGTATGCCAGATGAAAGATCTTTAGTAGGTGTTCAAAAAATGGCGGCTGCAAATTCAAACACTGCGACAAGACATATATTAAATGCAGGTTTATTTATATCAGCAGAAGTGTGTGAAGCTTTATCTCTTAGAATATCAGACATTATAGAGTATTCACCTACAAAAAAAGCTTTTATACAAGCTATAGGTGCACACAATGTAGCTACACTTAAAGAAATGTCAGAATTACACTTGTATGATTTTGGTATATTTTTAGAATTAATGCCAGACGAAGAAGAAAAAGCAAAGTTAGAAAACAATATTCAAATGGCATTGCAGCAACAAAGCATAGATTTAGAAGATGCTATTGATTTAAGAGAAATTAAAAACGTTAAGTTAGCTAATCAACTTTTAAAACTTAGAAGAAAAAAGAAACAGAAAAAAGAGCAAGAAATGCAACAGCAAAATATGAAAGCTCAAGCTGATGCTAATGCTCAACAACAACAAGCTGCTGCAGAAGCAGAGGTACAAAAACAACAAACATTACTTCAACAACAAATACAGATAGAACAAGCTAAAAGTAAGTTAAAGCAAGATATGTTACAAATGGAAGCTAACGTTAAAAAAGAATTAATGGACCATGAGTTTGAAATTAACATGAAGCTCAAAAAAATGGACGTTGAAAATAATAGACAACAAACACAAACTAGAGAAGATAGACAAGACCAAAGAGTAATGATGAGTGGACAGCAACAAGAAAAGCTTGTTGAAAAAAGAGCAATGAAAGAAAAACCATTTGAATCTGCTGGCAACGATGTTGTTGGTGGAGGCATGAGATTAGGTGCGTTTGAACCTAAGTAAACAATTTTATTAATTATATAATATTTTATTATGGCAGAAAAAAAAGAACAGCCTATTGTAGACGATACAGTAGAAAAACTAAAGGTTAAAAAACCTAAAAAGAAAGTATTTAAACAACAAGACAGTGGACCTGTTAAAGTTGATTTAAAAGAATTAAAAGAAAAGGCCGAAGAAATAACTAAGGTAGATTTAAAAAAACCAGTTGAAGATATAAAGGCCCCAGAAAAACCAGTTGAAGAAAAAACTACTGAAACAAAACAAGCTCCAGTTGTTGAAGAGGTAACAGGTGAAAAAAAAGTAGAACCAAAACCAGCGCCTGTAAAACAAGAAGTAAAACAACCAGAAAAACCTGTTTTACCAGAAAACGTAGAAAAGCTTGTTAGTTTTATGAAAGAAACTGGTGGTGATATAAACGATTATGTAAAGTTAAATAAAGATTATTCAGATATGGATAATCATACTTTACTTAAAGAATATTATAAAACAACAAAACCTCATTTAAAAACAGATGAAATTGATTTTTTAATGGAAGATCAATTTTCTTATGACGAAGAGTCTGATGAGGAGAAAGAAATAAAAAGAAAAAAATTAGCGTTAAAAGAGCAAGTTGCCAGCGCTAAAAGCCACTTGGACGGGCTAAAGTCCAAATACTATGAAGATATCAAAATGGGTTCTAAGCTTCCAGATGAAGCAAAGAAAGCTGTTGATTTCTTTAATAGATATAACAAAGAATCTGAAGAGTTAAAACAAGCAGAAGAACAAGCTCACTCAGCATTTAAACAAAAAACAGATACAGTTTTTAACGATGAGTTCAAAGGTTTTGAATATAACGTTGGAGATAAAAGGTTTAGGTTTAATGTTAATAATGCTGGTGAAATAAAAGAAAAACAAAGCGATATTGGTAATTTCATTGGAAAGTTTCTTAATGATAATAACCAAATAGAAGATGCTAAAGGTTATCATAAAGCCTTATATACTGCTATGAACTCTGACGCTATAGCAAAACATTTTTATGAGCAAGGCAAAGCCGATGCTTTAAAGGATAGTGTTGCTAAATCTAAAAATATAGATATGAATCCAAGAGAGTCACACGATAATACTCTTACGAGTTCAGGTTTAAAAATTAGAGCGTTAGGAGATAACTCTAGCGATTTTAAGTTTAAAATTAGAAAAAAAAATAAATAACAATTTAAAATTTAAAAATTATGGCAATTACGGCAGGAAGTAATTTGAATAGTGTAGCTGCTTCACAGCAACAAACGCTAGCTTCAAATTATATCGATTTTACAAGTGCTGACACTGCGGGGTGGGCACAACAATATTTACCAGACCTAATGGAGAAAGAAGCTGAGGATTTCGGACCTAGAACTATTTCAG